TGATTTATTTATCTTCTTAACAGTTTCAGCATTTCGTGGTTCGTTATCATAGATAACTACCAATTTGTCCTTTTCTATATGAGAAAGGGCCGAAACTATATCAGAACCGGCTGAAGCAACACAATTATCCACGAAAAATGAATCAATTGGTCCTTCAACACAATATATGTCTTTTTGCATATCTACTTTGTCTAAACCAAATATTTTTGGCTTTGAATAATCAAAAAGAATTGTTATATATCTTACTTCAGCATTAGGATCGAATGATCTACCTTGAACACCAAATAATTTTTTATCAGCATCAAAGAAAGGAATGATCAATCTAGTTTCATCATTATCTAATGATTTTTCTGAAAACTTTTCAGGAATAATATCATTAATCCATCTGTAAAAATTTTCACATAGATATAATTCTTCCATCTTGTCATCGGGAATTTTTCTAGATTTAACGTATTTCTTAGCATAATGATCGTCTGGTAATCTAGATATTTTCTTTAATTTTGATAAAAAGGGATCAGCAATAAAAACAGGTTTTGAGGTTTCATAATCCTCATCATTGTTTTTATTTGGTTTTAACTCTGCCAATTTTTCTATGATCATTTCTTTATATAGTTGTTCATCAAGTTTTTTAATGAACGTTTCAGTATTCATAGATTCGTTGCAGTTGTGGCAAAAAAATACTGATTTATTTGATTTATCAAATATGTAACCTCTTGCTTTTCTTTGATTATCTTTCGAATCACCACAAAAAGGACAGGAGAAATTATATAGATTTCCAGATTTTTTGGTGAAGTTTCGAAGTCTAAAAGACAAAAGATTAATATATTTATGTTCTAACCAATTCATGCACTGATACCCTTATACGAAAAGAGCATCATACATCATATATCAGTTAGTGTCAAGGATTCGATTTGTTAAACAGCCTTCCTTGAACAGCCATATCATGAATGTCTCTAGCTATTGATTCTAGGCTTATTTTCATTGATTCTAGATTTTCAGCACCATCCGAGATTTTTGTTAATGGATCAGCAATTGGTGTAATTGCATCTTTTAATTTATCTGCTGTTTCTTTTTCAGCTTTATCAGCGTGGCTTTTAATCCAAGAAGCTACGGCAGTCAGTATAGCAATTACTAATGCTATAAATGCTGCTTGCAGTTCAGGCGTAAAAATCATATTTCAAATCCCTTGTTGCGTTGTAAATAACTCTTAACTCGAATATAGCCATTACAAAACAAAAGGTAGCACCAAAAAGTGCTGATGATAATATAAAAGTTGTGGTAATTAGTGAGAATACTGATATTCCAACAAATGCACCAAACAACCGAGCGATAGGGGAACCTTTAGGAGCCTGTCCATTAATAAATAATGCAAAAGCCCTTAAACAACCAGTCAATAAAAATAATAACCCCCACATTGGTTCTGACATTAATTTTAACATGTTTACAAATGCATAACTATGCATAGTATCAATAGGCAACAATAACACAATACCTAATAACACCATTAATATTGAATGTTGCCATTCAACCGTTCTGTACGGATAATTAAAATTTATCATTTAGTCTTTCCTTCTAATGGTTTTCTTTTTACTGTTGCCAATAGAATTTGACGTAGTTTTTTTCTTTTAACGCCGGGCTCGCCTTTTTGACCCACACCTATCCCATCGATATTTCCAGCACCAGCGTTATTTACAGGAACTTCAGACATTATATTTTTCTTAAAACCTCTATTATTTTTTTATCCATGGGAATGTTGTCAGTATAAATTATATCATGATCGCCAATATTATAAATTTTTTCTGGTAACACATTTAGTAATATTAAAAATGGTTTGACATATTTCATTTGGTCATACATTTTTAAAAATAATATCCTACACAATATATCCGGCTTGAATACGTTATGTAGGACTATAATATGATTTAAAATTAATCGTTCTTTTAAATCACCTGTTTCAATATATCTAGTAATTAATTTTTTAATATATTTAATTCGCTTTATATCTTCTAAAAATTCTTGTGTATCATCACATTGTGGGTTATCATAATGTTTAGCACAAAATATTAAAAAATTATCATTTGTTAATCTATCATTAGACATTAAAAACTCGATAATGCTACTCTTTTAATAGAATTATTTCCTACTGCAATATATAGATAGTCAGAGTCAAACCATATAGTATTATTTGCTACAGTAATTGTAGAATTTGCGGGAGTTGATCTTTTGGTTACTAATAAATTATTTGCAACTACTGTTAGATTAGCAGTGTTTGTAAATAATACATCAACATTAACAACTCTTGTTTCTGGTGAAGTGGTAGGATTAACTACCACTACCAATTTAGCGTCTCTAGCTAAGGAATTTGCAACAGGCAATTCCGTAATTTTTTTTGATTGTTCTGTCATAATAACTACCTAAAATTAAGCGTTATTAAATACTGTGTTTTCTGAATCACCAGTAATAGAAGTCATGGCAACTAAAGTTTCCATTGAAACTCTACCAGCACGACCACCTAATGTTACAGTAACGTTTGCATTAGTACCAGCAGATGTAGTAATTGCTCTTGTCAATGATGCAGTATTAGTGAAACCAGAACCAAAATTAGAAAAGGTAACATTAATAATACCACCAGTTGAGTTAGTAGTTAAGTTAGCAACTGCATTAATAGTACCACCAGAAACAGTTAATACATCGGCATTAGCATAACCAGTACCGCCATTAGCAATAGCAAATCCATTTACTGGTCCTGTTCCTTGTTTTACAACTACCCAACCCGGATGAGCAACACCTGTGTTTAATCCAGCTTCAGTTACATCAACTGCAAAGACACCATCAACTTCACCTGTGACAAAAGCGTCAACAGAAGTGTTATTAAACATGGTTTCGCCATTAGCAGTGTTTAATGGTAATACTTGATATTTTGGAGCATTATTTGCTGTATCTTCATTTCCCCATAGAGGCATATTGTTTATTCCTTATTAGTTAAAACTATTTCTTATATTTATTATTATTTGATCATTAAGCTTCTGCATGAAGATGCTTAATGTTGCTAATATGATGAATACCTATATGTTTATCGTCTTTAGTCTTGACAGATACATATTGCATAGAAGGCGAAACTTGGGTAACTACGCCTTCTTTACCAGAATGTTTGTGTTCGCCATAAATTTTTACTCTCATACCATTTTCAGGTCTAAGATTGTGGTTTTCTCTGTTCATCTTTTTTTGATTTTTATAATACTTAATGCCTTCATTATAGGCATGTTCATGGGCAGACATAATTAATTTTGCAGAGTCTTTACTTTCATTCAATGATTCTAAATCATTATCTAATTCTTTTCTGGCAAAGCCACCAGAAATATATGAATTAACTCTGTTAAATGAAAATTCAGTTCTTGAAATGTTTGATTCTATTTGTTCCCATACAAAACAACCACGCAAAAATACTTCCTCTAATATAGAGAAAGGTATTTCAGAGGTTTCTGATTTCTTTGTTAAGGATTTTTTGATTTTTTCGTCGATGTATAAATCATACTTCATCTTCATTGTAGTATCTTCTACAATTTGATGGGCGTGATCTTTCAAAGGATTTACGGCAGTAGTTTGCTCAACAACGTTATTTAGCCGAAGATTTTTATCACTTGATAAGAGTTTTTTTACTATTTCTTTAGTCATTGGTAAGTTCCCCTTGGGTTGATTGACCATGAGCAAACAGGTCTGCCGTAACCTTACTGTTTTGCTAACCTATTATTTATATATAATTAATGTTTACCATCATATATATAAAAAGTATCAGCATTTATTTGTTTTAATTTTTTATAGTAAAAAAACCTTAAATAATCTTCTATTTCTTTTGTTCCGTTTTCACATACAATTAATGGTCTAAAAGTATCTATAGTATATGTAGCGCCAGCCAAAGCATTAGCTTCATATCCTTCAATATCTAATAAAATCATATCACAATGGGTTAAACATAAATCATCAATCATAAATTGTGGAATGATACCACCATCGACAACTTTATGCATACCTACATTATCCATAGATGCCCTATTAACAGAAACCATTTTATGTCTATCACCTAAAGCACCATTAATCTTAATGATATTATCAGATTGACAATTGTTAACTAAACAATAAAAATTTAAAGGGTCTGGTTCAAAGGTATAAACTAATTTGAATATTTTTGATAGTAGTTTAGGATACATTCCTAAACCACCACCAGCTTGAACAACACAATCTTTACCTTTTGTTAATTCAATATATTCTTTTTTAAATAATTCTTCCCATTCTCTGGACGGACCATTCCATATACCTGTTTCATTATTAATCCAAGTCCATCCAGTTTCACCATCAACAGTTTCATTTCTTATATATGTTTGATCAAAGTATGTCTTCATTTGTTTTAATCTTTACATGTAACATTGATGGAAACATAAAAAATGTTGGTGTATTGCCATCGAAACCACCACCTAAATTTAGATTTCTCATAACAGATTTTAACTCTTTTATGTCATCAAATTTAGCAATCTTTTGGGAAGTGTCTTTTTCAAATATAGTGTTATCGCTTTTTTCATGATAGTAATTCATTAGAAAAATCCTTTCATTTTATTAGTGTCAAATTTTGAAGAAACATTACTAAAACCATTGTCAGCTTCCATAAATGATCCTTTATCCATTACTGGTATATCAGAACCAACTATATCTTTTTGTGCTTCTTCTTCTACATCATATAGCCTCATTTTGCTCTTATCAGAACCAAGAACAAATCGTCTATAATAATCCAAAGGTCCATATCTATTTTTCAATTGTTTAACTAATATTTGACCCAACGATTCTAACTTTTCATTAGTAGCTAGAGCAAACATAAGGTCAACAGTGAAAGGCAAACCAATAGATTCAGAAGTGTTGGACAATTCAATATCAGAATTATCTAAACCTTCTCTGTTAGTTTGGGTAGCAGTAACAATAGGCAAATTAAATTCTACAGCTAACCCTCTCAATTCTTCAGATATAATCTTAATATATTGATAAGAGTTCATGTTAGCACCCATCTTTACCCTTGATGAACAACATATATTAATATAATCAATATAAATGATATCAGGGATAAACTTTTCTTTCAGCTTCAATTCATTCAACAAATGTCTAAAATTTGCTGAACCAGCAGTTGAAGTTGGATATTCTTTAATCTTAAGCTTACCTAATGTTCTAGATTTTACTCTTAAGATTTTTTCTTCAAAGATTGCTTTAGGTAAATATGCCAATTCTTTAATTGGAACGTTCAATAGATTAGCATCAATACGTTCGGCAATCTTTTCTTCAGCCATTTCCATAGTGATGTATAATACATTTTTACCCATCATCAAATTAGCCGCAGCACAATGACACATAAAGAAAGATTTACCAACACCAGTACCAGCAATTACAACTGATAATGTTTTGTTAGATAATCCTCCATCAGTAATCTTGTTCAAAATGTCTAAATCAAACGGTATCTTGTTTTCTTTCTTATGATAAAATTCATAACGTTCTTCCCAATCATCCAAGAAATCATGGCCTATGTTTTCATCAAAAGATACAGACAATGCCTTTTCTAAAATAGAAGGAATTGCCTCTTTAGTAATATCACCTTGTTTACCATCCCATATTTGATATGCATCAACAATGGCTTTACCTAATGCTTTATTCTTACAAAAATCTTCTGTTTGATCGACTAACCATTCATAATTTTCTTCTTCACTTTTTAAATTATCAATAATTTGTTTACAATTGGTTTCTAACCTTTGTTCAATATTCTTGGCTTTAGACAACTCAATGTGTAAGATTTCTTTAGATGGTAATTTATTATACTTAAGTATAAAGTGATTAATTAATTCATATATAATTCTTTCTGATGGTTCAGAAAAATAATCCCCTTGTAAATAGGGGATTACCTTTCTTGAGTATTGTTCGTTTTCTATAAGATTTGATAATATTACTTTTTCTAAATTCATTATTCGCCCGGTACTAGTTTAAATTCATTTCTTACAAATTTCTTAAATTTATCGTTCTTTAATAAAGCTTCATAAAATTCTTCAGTAATATCCTTTTCTCTAATCTTCTTTTCATCAATTTCACCAGTTTCTAAATCGATCATTTGATACCATCCTGCCGGCATTTTATTTACTAGCTTAGATTCAACTGCTAAATCTAATAATGATGAATATCTATCAATACCTTCTTCATAATCCACATGGAATTTGAATTTTGTTTTTTCCCTAACGAAACGTGATTTATCAATTGTAAGAGTGTAATACCATCCTTCAATCTCGCCAGTTGAAGCATTCTTATCTTGTGCTTTAGAGAAAAAGAATACAGTGTTAGGCATAAAGGTCATGGCAGTACCACCACCTTGAATTGTTTTGGCATACATTTCCATAGTTTCATATGTATGGTTAATCAAAATGCCGGGAATATCTTTAAAGGTAAAATGTGGTGTAATAATTCTTAATAATGATCTAAGTGCTTTAGCACGAGACATATCAGCAGCAGAATTATCATTTAATGCGTCATCTACTTCTTTCTTAGATGGAAGGGCACCAATTGAGTCAACCAGAACAAAAACCTTGTCACCACGATTAATTTGATCTAAACGTTTAACCATATCAAATTTCAATTGTTCGACATGCATAACAGGAATTTGAATTACTTTAGATGGATTAATACCAATAGATTTAATATAATCAGGAGTTAATGAACCTTCGGAATCGAAGATCATAATTACTGAATTTTCATATTTATCTTGGTAAGCTTTGGCACAAAATAAAGCCAATAGTGTTTTATAGGTTTTTGATGGGCCGGCAAATACGCTCAAACCGGGAACCATACCTTCATCTAAATCGCCAGAAAAGGCCATATTTAAAATTGGTAGGTCGGTAGGAATCATATCTCTTTTGCTATACAATGGAGAATCGGATAGGATGGCAGCATTCTCAATTGAACCCGCCTTTAATAGTTTGTCTAATAGTGTTGTCATTTTATTTCCTTGGTTGTTGTTTTATTTAACGTAAGTAACTAACTCACGATATTATTTATGCCCTAAAGTTTATCTATCTTTGCTATAAACTTTTTTATTTTTTCCACTCTATCGGGCCATAATATATAATCCTTTTCAGGATTTGCCATTAAATTTTCAAGTAATGGCATAATCATTTTCTTTAATTCATTGAATTTCTTTTCCCAATCGTTTCCTTTAGTAATATCATTTTCATCAACGATTGAAAATCCGAAATCATCTTCGTCTTCTATCATATCCATAAATCCTTAAATGTAGTTTTCTTCTCTACTTCCCATCCTATAATAGAAGTTAATCTATCAATAGGATTGACAAATACTTTCTCAAATTGTTTCTCTTTATCAATATATTGATCTAATTTTAATTCTTCTGGCAATACTGTTGATACAGATATAACAGAATCAAATACAGGATTAGGTTGTTTTAAACATATGAATTTAATCTTCTCACCCTCTTGGATGGTCGGATATTTATCAGTTAGTTTCTTTTCCTTGATCCATTTGTTATATATCAATGCACCTTTAACATGCATTGGTGTTCCTTTTTGATATATATTGAATGAAGATTCATATTTCTTTAAGTTGTTAACTGAAGAAGGACAAGCAATATCTTCTACAGGCATTTCAATAAATTTTTTCTTAAAGTTTTCAATATGAGCAATCAAAGCATCATTGTCCTTATGAAGGATAATCTTAATTGCTTCTTTAAGACTTTCCCTACATACTTGTGGTGTAGATGATCTAACCGCCTCAATACCAGTTATTTTAATTTCTGGTTCTTTATATGCAATACCTTCATTATCATAAACAGACATTGCATAACGTTTCTTAGCAGTGAAAATGCCTACATCAGCAATTGCTTCTCGTTTCATTTTCATTTTGTTTACACGAGCATTTGTCATACCTTGAAATTCTTCAAAGCATTTAGCAATGAATGGTTCAATTTTTTCTTTACATACTTTATCTAATATCTTAGTAATAGCATGTTTATCTGTTTCATTTGGAATATATTTTTCAACAAATGCATCAAAAGAAACATATGCAGAGTCAGTATCCATAGTAATAATGTAATCGATACCTTCGGTCTTCATGATCTTATTCATGAAATCATTAATTTTAGAACCAATATATTTGATTGTCATTTGACCAGAAGTTGTAACGGCAGTAGCATTATAAACAGAGAACCATCTAAAATACATATTAGCCAATGCACCATATGCAGAATTTAACTGAATTTTCTTAGAAAGTTGTAAGTTATGATAACGAGCAATCTTATTCTTCAGTGCTTGTGAAGGGTTCTTTTCATTTTCCTTCTTAGCTTCTTTCATGATTTCTTTATAACGTTCTCTATCTTCGAACATCTTTTCCATAAGTCTTGGAAGAAATCCTTGGAATGAATTATCATATAAACAATAATTAGCAGTGCATGATAAATTCTTTTCTTTTAAGAAATCTAGATAAGAATCTATAATAGCCAATGAACCATGTTCATCATCTAATCCTAATGTTCCTCTAAATGTTTCCGCAGATATATTATACTGCATAATAATATGGGGATACAACGAGGTAAGATCGAATGAAACTGGCCATTTATATTTGCCGGGAATAGGGTCTTTTACATATCCACCCGGAATAGCAGTGAAATCATTGCCGGGATTAAAAAATGGGACAACTATTTTTTTGTCCATTAAATAATTATGGATAATTACGTCCCATGGCTTAACTGTAGCTAATGTATCTTGGTAAGTAACTTTAGCATCATAAGCCAATGCTAATACCTGTTCAATAAAACCTAACTTTTCTTCTAATCTTGAAATCAATACACAGTCATGGATATTATATTCCATGAATAATTGGAAATTATCTCGGTATAGATTTTGTAATGAACCATATGATGAGTAATCTAATTTCTTTTCATCTAGTTCTTTAACTGCTATGTAATTAAGAGCATAAGATTCTTGTTGGGAGAACATAAACTTTTTGTATATGACCATATAATCAAGGATATTAATTCCTAATAGATTATATGAAGTTACTTCTTTGAAGCCCAAATCGATCTTTTTATCATGGATCATTTTCCATGGAGATAAACGTTTTGATGCATTATCGCCCAAAACTATTTTAATTCTATTAACAAGATATGGAATATCGAATGTTTCAATGTTCCAACCAGTGACAATATCTGGCATCCATGAATCAGATTCCCATACACCTAAAAATTTCTCTAATAGGTCTTCTTCATTTTTACATTTAACATAAACAGTATTTTTGTCAGTAGGCGTAAATTTACCACATCCAAAACAAATGTTTTGATCGCCTTTACGTAAGGTAATTGCAGTAATTTCTTTTGAAGCCAAGTCAGGGTGTGGGAACCCTTGGTCTGATGCAACTTCGATATCTAGAACAACTATGTTTAGTTTTGAGGAATCATAGTCTATATCACCGGGATAATTTTCATAGATATATGTGTAGATATAATCTGTTAGACCATAAAGCTTCATATTTGAAACATCTTTATAGTCATATATAAATTGTTTAATTTCGGTTATTGAATCAAAATCTATTTTATCAACATAATTGCCAGATAAGGTTTTATACTCTGCATCTGGTTTTTTGGAATCGATGAATAAATAAGGCTTATAAGGAATTTTAAATTTTACTTTTTTACCATTTACTATTGCTCTTATTAATATATTGTTTTTTATTTGATTTGCTGTTATATAAAAATTCATGCACTACACTTCCCTAGTAATAATTGTATTCTATCACACCAGTCTAAAAAATTCAAGGGGCAAATTTGCCCCTTAATATTTGTTGTAATGCCACATAAAATCTTTTTCAGATGGAGCATATTTTTCTTGCTTTTCAGCAATTTTAATTCTTAACTCATCTATTTCAATAGGTGTGTAGTTAATATTTTCAACTGACACGTTAAAATGATTACCAGAGTTGATATCTTTTTCATGAATATGGCCATGAACATTAACACCATATCTTTCTAAGATTGTTCCGGTATGCATTGGATAGTGGGTTAACACTAAGCCGGGCAATTCAGCGAACATATGGATAGATTTGAAATATTTACTATATTCCTCCAATGAAAATCTATCATGATTTCCTAATGTTAATCTTTTATATCCATTTAACCTATCTAAAATTTTTAAATGTGATGCATTCTGGAATGCAACATCACCTAAATGATAGACTTCATCGCCCTGTTTAACGACGGAGTTCCATCTTTTAACTAATTCTTCATTCATTTCTTCCCATGAATCCCATGGTCTAACTTTTGTTTCACCATCTAATCTCTTAAATTTGCATATATTGATATGCGAAAAGTGAGTATCAGATACTATAAAGATATTTTTCATTAATGTAAAGTTCCTCTTTCCTCTATGTATAACATTTCTCTTTGTTCATCATATAAGATGCGAAATTTTATATTTCCCAACTTACATAGATTAATTTTCTTAATGAAGTCTGTATAAACTTCATTTTCACCATTCATGACAACCATACTTCTAAATTCTTGTTCATCTATTTCTATCATTGAATTGCCTTTTCTATAAATACTAATAAATACGGAGAAATATCATGTTAGGTTCATTTAGTTTAGTTCAAAAAATTGTTGGCGGTATTGCCTTATTCATCATTCTAGGGGGATTAATCCTAGGTGGTAAATATATTTATGATGAAAGGATTCGTGAAACAGCCAGATTACAATATAATAATGAACAACTTGCTGTAGTAGTAAATGAATTACAAGCACAAAGACAAGCCATGGAAAGATTCAATACCACTGCAAAGGTATTATTAGATGATTTAGCTAAAAGAAACCAAGAATTAGAAGAACGTGGTAGAAAAATGGATGCAATAATTGATAATTCACCAGACAGCCCTGCTCCACAAGTATTTCGTGATCTATTTAAAGCATTAGGAGCAAGATAATGTTAAAGTTTTTATTCGTTATATTATTAGCAATTGGGATAGCAGGTTGTCAACCCCAACAACAAGTAATTACTAGAACACAAATTCAAGTAATTATTCCTCCTGCCGAATTATTTACCTGCCATCGTTTATTAGTTTCACAATTACCTAACACAGAAACATTAACTGTAAATCAAGTTGCTAGAGTAATGAGAAAATTGATTAAAGATAATGCCGAATGTGCTAACAACATGGATGCTATTAAAGCTTTCTTACAAAAGGCTAAGATTGAATTGGAGATTCCTGTTCAACGTTAATATACCCTTTGTATGGGCCTCCATACACACATGATCCAACATAAGGACCGTCTATATAAAGCCTACACTTTTCACAAGTAGGGCATTTATATTCGACGGTTTTATGTTGTTTATCTTTCATTTTTCTTTTCTTCTGGTGTCTTCAATACTGACCAATCTAAATCATCTTCACCTAAAATTGGTTCTAATTTATCAACATCATAAAACAATACTGTTTCTCTTTCTGTCTTTGAATTAGGCATTAAGAAATCATCTTGTCTATCATAATTGATAAGTTTATCACTATCTAAAATAAATACTTTCTTAATTCTTGTAGCAGCAAACACTATGTAAAATTTATTACCCATAGCATGGGCTACATTTAAATAATTATTAACTTCGGCTTTAGGAAGGTTTAGATAATACTTACCTAAATAATTTCCTTTGCCTTTGGTTCCACCTTTACACTTTGCCTCAATGTAACAAACTTCACCGTCTTTGTCAAACCCTAAAAAGTCTGGTATTTTGTAATCTTTATTATTGATAGTAATTCGCTTCTTCGAAGAATACTCATCAATGTGTTGGACATTGTTAAAGTGTTTTTCAATAAATGGTCTGATCATTTCTTCAAATGTTTGACCTTCTTTTAAATTCTTTGAAAATCTTTCATCAGATTTAGATGCAAAAAAATCTACCATTTCATATTCTGTATTCATACTTTATTCTCTTATGTTTTAATTACGCCGTCGATAGCGTCGGTCACGATTGACCCCAAAACATCATAATTTATTACGATACAATCCTAAGATTGAATCATAGAATACCACATAACAACTCAATATGTCAAGCAACTTTTGATTGTAATCAACCGTTTAGTAATCTAGGGTTTAAGTTGCCTTCAACAAAATCTTCCGCAAAATTACACAGTTCTTGATAAGAACCTTTTCTTTTAAATGAATTAACTACATATTCATCTTCAAGGAAAATAATCTCATATTCATTACCTTCCTTGAATGTTTGAACAGCACGTTTACCATCTTTAGACATAAAATGATCTAATAATATTCTTTTTGTTTCCATTATTCTTCCTTTAATAAAAAATCGTCAATCATTAGAAAGTAAATAAAGATTATTTATTACCTTGAATGAGATTGAAGGGTCTTTAATAGATTTGAAAACAACACCTTCAGCAATTTCATTGTTCATTGATTTACGATCAGCATATGTTAAGAAATCTTCAAGAGTGAAGTCATCAACATATACTTGCGTATTAATGTCTGGACAATCCAGAAGGTCCATAAAATAATCATCTAAGAAACAATGTCTTTCTCGACAATTTAAATATGTACCTTTATCAATATCATAAACATCAAACACATACATATCATGGTCTGACAAACCTTCACGATTGCCTTGAATGCCGGGACCCATCAATTCACCTTGAATTGCATAGTTAAGATTATTTTCCTTTAGAGTTTCAATAATCTTATGCTTCTTAGCAACTTTCCAGAAAGTATTAGTATCATCTTCAATAAGGTCTAGGTTACGTGAACATACACCAGAATCACCATTGTTATGATATACAGTCATAGATGAACCATCTAGTTTAAGAGTTGCCTCCCAAACATGATCTTTCCATTTTGATTGTAAATTTTTAATACAGTTTTGGATACGTTCTTGATCAGTCTTAGGAATGAATGAAGGGAAATTACCTTTCATAATTCCAGACATTGAAGGCGGAACAGGAGGATCATATTTGATGACACCTAGTAATTCAGTGACATCAATTATATCATTATATAATGAACCATCAGTATCAGTTAATGATGTATTGACATAATCTCTAGTGTAATCTGCTAAAGTTTCTAATTTACCAGATTGAATAATTTCTGGAAATTCAGAAAGTGGTAATGAAAGACCTTGTGACAGTTCTCCACGTAGCTTAATAGTTTTAATTCTGAAACCTTCGGTTCCATCTTCAAATTTTTTATAACAAGCTTTACGTAGGAATTCATATCTTTCATCAATCGGAAGGAATGAATCAATTTCAAAGAACACACAATAATCGCCGGGTTTATAATTATCCTTTTGGGTAACTACTTGCCAACCACCAATTTTAGCAACAACGATTTTATCGGCACCTTCAATAGGTAGGATTTCATCAATGCGTCTAATAGTGGCCAGTTTACGTTTAATATCTGACATTATTTTTAACTCCATCTTCTCGAATTTCAAGGTCATTCATTTCTCTATTAATAAATTCATTATAGAGTTGATTTCTAATATATTCAGAAGCAACAACTAAAACAAAATTTACATCAGTCATTCCCAATTCTTCATCAGTTTTCAATTCTATTTCAAGATGATCTAAATCGGCTTCTGTAATTGGTCCTTTATAAGCAACCATATGCAAAACCTTTGTTTGTGTTTCAGTATCTAATGCTAACACTAAAATATCATCACTTTTAATCATATCTAATACTTCTTCAGAAGAAGCTTCTCTCTTTTCACTCATAATATAAATCTTTCTTTATCTAAAGTCAACAATCATATAATTTATATCTGTTATGTCTTCATTTGGCATAACATCAGGTTGTATTAATCTTTTAACTTCTTCTAATTTTTCAAGGGTAGATTCTAATGACTTCCAAACAACTTCATCGTTTTTAGAGTCTTTTAAATCATTCAAGCATGATAGAAGGTTTGCGATGACACTAGAATCTACTAACACCCTAACATCTTCTTTTTGATCTGTCAACCCTTCAGATAAGGTTTTGACTTCTAGTTTAGGGAATAAAATATTACTAATAGTATCTAATTTTGCTTTTGGGGTTAATTTTTTATTCATGGTTGTTCCACTGGTGCCCATTCTAATGTTGGTATGTATTCACAATAAAAATTTTCTAAATCATCTGGTTTACCAAATACTCTAACAGCAGGACCAGAGTCAGTATCTTCAGTTAAAAACACAAGATGAAAACCTAATTGTGAAGGGTTATCTAATCCACATAGAAGTAGGTATTGACACTCGCTATTAACATGTGTCAATACCATTTCTTCTTTATCTTTTGGATATTCGTTTATCCAAATTAGATTCATTTTTTAATACCGATTGAATATTTACTAATCAATTCCCAATTGCCTTTTTCTTTATAAGGAATAACCTTTATTTGTGACATAGGAACAGTAGGTTTTTTAATTTGATCAGGGTCAACTACCTTTAGTAATTTCCATTCTTGTAATAATCTGGCAATTTCATTTCTTCTACCTTTGTCCTCATCAGTGAAAGTAGATGATTTACCATCTAGAGCAAACAATTCCTTGAAATGAATGATTGCATATTTACCTTGTTTGTGTAGTATATGACATGATTGATATAGCTTATTGCCTTCTTTTGCTGCTACACCTATACGTGTCAATGTTTCTTTAATCTTTAGGAAGTCGTCTTCTTCAGCTATTCTTACTTCAACGCCATATCCTTTAAAAATTGAATCTTCAGTCATTTTTCAATCCACCTTTTTCTAATTCTTTTTGTATTTCATTAATTTGTTCATTATTTAATAATGATAAAATTGTCTTTGCTTTATCTAAAGAACAATTATAGTATTCAGATATTATCTCTACTCTATCATCATTAACAGGTTTAGACCATTTGGAAAATCTTTTTCTTGGTCTAATACTATTTAGAAGATAATAATATTGTAAATCTTTATCTAATCCATTATATATATTCATGTCATTAGAATATAATATGGTATCAGGGAAATATGACAAACCTCTATTAATTAAATAGGAATTATATTCTGATATTTCTTGTTCTTCTAGAAGATTTTTCTTAGTGTAATTAATTGAATCTAAAAATTTGAATGGATTACTCATTTTATTTCACAGTTAATCATCACTTCAGCTATAAATGCCGCAGTGTTAATTTCTTTATCAGCAACAAAAGAAGATTGATATTGATACCTACCAATCAATAATACCAATGCTGGTATAGATGATGGCGTAAATGAAGTAGAACAGTTATCATAAAAATGTCTGAATATTTGTTCATCTTCTAGGTCTGAATTTTCACCTACCCATTTTCTAACGGAAGTGAAATCTTTGTTTTTCATATGACCTAATAGAATATCAAAATTTTCGTCACTAGTTACAGTTAACAAACCAGTATCAACATTACCTTTAGATGCTTCTCTTTGTAAAATATTAAGCATTTTTCTTTGGTCTGGAAAATGCTTCTTAACAAATTCAGCCAATATCTTAGGTTCTATATCTACACCTTCAAGCTTAAGGATTCTATCAATATTTTGATAAACATCTTTAGCCAAAGATTTAGGCATTTTGAAATTGATTACAGGGGCTCTAGAATCTCTTAGAGGTTCAATAAGTTTGTTAGGATAATTACATGTGAAAATGAAACCACAATTATCAGCAAATTCATTCATGAAATTTCTAAGGGCTGGTTGGGTTGATTGTGGATTTAGATAATCCGCCTCATCAAAAATTACATACTTACGTCCACCGGAAAATGATTTAGACGATGCAAATGGTTCAATTTCATTCCGTAATGTATCAATATTTCTATCTTTAGAAGCTTGAACTATCATATAGTCAGCACCTAATTCATTACACAATGCTATGGCAACAGTTGTTTTACCTACACCGGGACGACCAGCAAAAGTCATATTTGTTATGTTACCATTTTCAATCATACCTTTAAACGCATCTTTTAAAGGTTTTGGAAGAATACATTCGTCTATTGTTTTAGGACGGTATTTTTCTTCCCACAAAAATTTTTCCATTATTAAGACTCCACAATGACATAATATTTCACATCTGATCCAGTAAAGATTGCGTATCTAGAATTAATAGATACTTCAAACTCTGGATCATTAATTAGTTTTAAATTTTCTATATTAAATATTGATCTAAATTCTTGATCAGTTTCGCCTATAACATTTTCATAAATGTCAGACGATGGGTTAGCGGTATTTAAACCTGTTATAGATAATTTTTGTCCATCACCAATGATGGCAATTTCAGGTAGCTTCAATACCGATATAGCCTTCATTGTATCATTCAAAGTTGCGCTTGTCAATGTGAATGACACTAACTCATCTAGGGGAGGCAAGTTTTTCTTTGCATCATTCCTAATAATTGAAGGCGATGAATAGGTATATTTAATTTTTCTATTATCAGATGATATGTTTAAATAGTTATTTTGTAATTCTATTTCAGGATCATCAAATAATGATAGAACAGAAAGGAATTTATTCATTTCATAAATACCAAATTCCATTTCTATAGTTTCTTTAATAGTAGCCACAGCCTTAACAGTAGAAGACTGTGACACTGTTTTTATTTCATTGCCTTCATAAAAAATCATTTGGTTATTGATTGTAGAGAAGTTTTTAAGTAGTTTAATAGTTCTTTCAGATAATTTCATAATTTATTCCTATCGTTTACCAAAAGATGTTTTTAATACGTTGCCAATATGATTGACTTTTCATAAAATCATCAATAACACTATCTCTAGCTGCATCAATGATTTTTGGTTTTTCAGTTTCAATTATCCAATCTCTAGCTTCATTTACTATTTCAGCTTCATTTTGAATCTCTGGCATTTTAAGAAATGTTCTTTGTTCAGAATCAAAATTTTGTGATAATTCTAAATCAATAATCACATATAATGGCAATGAATAAAATGGTGACACTGGATAACTTGGCGGATTTAAAACAGTTGCCACACAAGGTAAGAAGGTTGTCGGATGAACTAATTTAATCATAAAATCAGAAAAGGTATATCCTTTATTAAATAAATGATCCTTAATTACTTCATCTGACATTCTCAAATATTTAACAGTAGTTGTATATTGAGCACCATCAAAATTTGGTTTAGTCTCTTTATCAATTACTTCTTTTAATAAATTTTTATTTTTATCATCCAATTCATTTACTATTTCTTTTAGTAATTCTTTATCTAAATCAACATCATTCATTATTTCTTTCCTTTAGTGCTTTTCAACATATCCATGTCAGCAGTTGCAGGAGCGCCTAATTGAGCAAGATCGGCCAATGAACCGCCGAAGTTATATGAACCCATGTGTTCTAATTGCATCCATGGACATAGCCATACTTTACCACCCATATTTTCAACATTGTAACAGAAGAAATAATCTTCTGATAAGTAACGTCTAGAACCGGGTTGAATTTGACAATCAAAGTAAGCATGGATTTCTCTTGATCCATCAAAGTGTTCTGTTCTAGCATGATCTGGCTTATAAGACAACTCTGGATATGCTACTTTATATTTTTCAAAAGTGCTTCTTTTAATCATCATGAAACCAGTTCCAATTTCCGCAACTTCAGCGGGTTCTGAAATTAAGATTTCACCTTGGCCTTGTTTAGGATTAAATACATAATCACCAACAAATCTTTCCAAGACGTTTGGATTTTGATCAGCAAAGCCTTTATCAACTGCCATTTTAATCTTTTCCCAAGAAATACATTTCTTAGGATATGCAGCACCAATAACATCATATGGAGAATCATCAGATTGTAATGCCATAAGAGCGATAACGTCTTGGGCATTAAATTTAATATCAGCGTCGATAAACATTAAATGTGTAGCATCAGAACGTAAAAATTCATCACAACAATAATTTCTAGCACGTTGAATTAAAGATTCATTAGATAAGAAATAGCATTGTAATTGAATATTGTTCTTAGCACATAACGCTGTTAAATCCATCATTGATCTAGTATAGGTTCCGGTACACATACCGCCATACATAGGAGTTGCAACGAATAGTTTTCTTTTTTGTAGTTCTGATATAGGTAAGTTAATTTCAACCATTATTTATCCTTTGTTTTTGTATCGTGATATTCTAATAACATTATACCATAATGGAGAATCTTTAGCAAATCTTTTTTATTATAACCATCTTTCTTACCATATCTAGCAGCATATTTAATAATATTACCAGTAAAGAAATCAGGAGAAGTTGCATGATCCATAATCAATTTTGTTACTTGGGTTTTCTCACCATCTTTACCAGAATAGTGTTGTGAATAAGTTGAGTCTATATATGTCTTCAACTCAACTAAATGTTTATCTTCGTTGAAGGTATATTGTATAGTTGGTTGTTGATAATTTTTTACTGTCCAATTTGCATAATTATGATCATTATAATTATCATACAAAGTTTTAGTTATTACTTCCATATTAAAATGACTTCCCACCTTCAGATTGACGTACTTCTAATTTATGATCTTCTCTTTTAGAGTTATATTCATTCTTTTCAGCAATAGCACCAGCAATGTCTAGTCCTAATGCACCACCCATATCTAGAATACGAATGATAGCATCTGCTAATTCTACTTCAACCATTTTACGATGTGGTAAATGATCATCCATTAAATCTTTTCTGACACCTTCCATTGCTTCAGAAATTTCAGAATGAATCAATGCAATCTTGGTTGCTGCCCAAAATCCTTTAATTTGATTAGCAAATACTGGATCAAATTCAGATAATTTTTCAATCTTCTCTAATGGTTTATGCCAGCCTGATTTTGTAGCTTGCCCAAATAATTTGTCTTGCATTGATTGTAGAGTATCAATTTCCGCTTGATTAATTTTTAATGGGTTATGTGGGGTTGCTTCATCATTATTGATAGTTGTTTCTGGTTTCATTGTTCTTGGATCGATGAACAATCCTTGTGTTGTAGTTACCATGTTGGTTTATATTCCTTTGTTGAGTTATTAAAATTTTTATATGAATATTTTATTTCTTTATTAAACCCTGTATATTCATACACAGGTATTATATCAACCTTTTTTGGGTTGTCACATTTAAAACAAAAATCCTTAGCTAAAAATCCATTTTTCTTTATAAGAAAGAAATTAATATCTTTAAATACATAATTACTTTCATTACCGCAACTACATTTACTATAAGTATATAAATTGCCGGGATGGTGTCTAAAATGTAAATATTTAGAAGCTAACTTGTTCATTGAATTTTTTAAGAGCCTTATCTCTGTGATATTTAGAAACACTGTCATGATTAAAAAACAATTCTCCATTCAAATGAGAAATTTCGTGTTGGATAACTCTTGCAGACATACCAGTAAATGTTTGTGACATGACAGAACCATTTGGAACTTGAAACCTTAATCGTAAGGAAACAGGTCTTTTTATTTTACATTCAACACCCGGAAATGATAAACAACCTTCTTCTAATTCTATTTTTTCATCAGAAAGAAAGGTTATCTTAGGGTTGTAGAATACGTAATTTTCCGGTTGACCCCTCATAGCAAAAATAGTATATGGTTGACCAACTTGGTTTGCTGCCAATCCTATACCATTTTTTTCATACATAAATGCTACTAATTCTTTAGCAAATTCTACTGGATCAAATGGTGGATTAGCAAAATCAAAATGTTGACAAGGTGTTGTTAGTATTGGATTAAATCCTGTAATCAAAGATAAAGAACTTTTTTGTCCATACATTTCTCTTATTTTTTTGATCGCACCTGAAGGATTTACCATAGGAGCAACACCTATTGGTAAAGGACTATTTTCATATAAATCCTTTATATCAACCTTTGGAGGTTCTAGTTTTTTTATAGCTTCATTTAGAGGCATTAATTTTTCTAAGGGTTCTGGTTTCATTCTTTAAGTCCCGGTTCTATCCATTTTATTATAGTGTCATCATTAGGATTAGCTTCGCCATCCCATATAAACCATGAATAAGAAGTAGTGCCTCCACCTTTTACAGTAGAGCCGGCTGGATACATACTCAATCTTTGGGAAAAGGTTAATATCATCGTTGGACGTTTGCCATATACACTATAGAATTTTTTATATCTTGAAACAGATTCTAAAAATGCTGTTCTAAGTAACAGACAAACTTTTTTATCAGCTAAAGTTAATGCTTTTTCAAGCACATCTTCTGCAATATTGAATGGCGGATTTGTAACAATGTTAGAAATCGTATTCTCTTGCACTAGGAAATCTATTCCACCTTTGCCATATCCACGATCATATAAATCTGTTGATATAACTTTATTACCAGTGGTTTTTAAGACTTCAGACATTGAACCATCACCACAACAAGGTTCCCATATAGGACCATCAAAACTAACATATTTTAATAGTGCTTTGGTTCCCCATGGTGGCGTTGGATAAAAATCCGCCCCTTCTTTATCGACTAATCTTCTATTTGTTGCCATTATATATTCACTATTTTACTAAAGTTTTTTATTTTTTCGAACTTGATCACTTTACTAAACTTGTCTAATATCTGATCAGTCTTGTGGGATATTATATATACGTTTGTATCCTTTGTCAACTGTTTTATGATTTTAAGAAATTCTTCTGTACCATTAGAGTCTAATGATGAATCCATTACTTCATCCATGAACAAAATATTAGTATTCAATGAATTTCTCATCTTAGCAATTGCTCGCCATGTGAATAGTAATGCTAAATCAATTCTGAATTTTTCACCTTCAGAGAATGAATCATATTTGAAATCATCACGGAAACGTGATTTAATTACTTCATTGAAGTTTTCATCTAATTCAAATGATACGAAAAAGTCCATAGCAGCCAAATACTTATTAATCAATTTATTGATAATAGGAATATATTGCTTAACAATAGTGGCTTTGATACCATTATCTTTAAGCATTGATTGGGCTATGGTTAATAATTGTTTCTCTTGTAATAATTCTTCATGGGTCTTATCACATTTCAACAATTCTTTATTAAGTTCTTTAATCTTTTTCTTATTATTATCTATGTCTTCAGTCGATGACTTTTTAATCTCAATTTGTAATTCTTTGATATACTTTTTATTAGAAGCAATAAGAGCATTATTTTTAGAGATTTCAGATTCACCTTCTCTGATATAGTTTAATGTTGCCTCAATATATTTGAGTTTTTCATTAACTTCTACATATTCTTTTCTTAGCTTTTCTAAACCATCATTTATATCTTTAATCTTTTGTTCTTTTGATGATACAGTTTCACATTTAAATTTTGTATCTATATGTTGTGAACATGTTGGACAAGAATCATTATGGTTTAAAAATTCAATAGTTTCTTCTAATGCTTCTTTAGAGGCTTTTAATTTCGCCCCTACTTCAGTCATTTTATTTTTCTTTGTTAAGAATTTTTGATGATCTTTGACTTCTTCTTTTAAAGGTGATAAAGAAGTTTTAATAGTATCTATTTCAGTTTCTAACTCTTTTATTCTAGTTTCTGTAAGCTTAATCTTTTCAGCTTTTTCTTCTGTTTGTTTTTCAGAAGAACTTTCCAGTTCCTTGATATGTTCAGTTATTAACTTAATCTTTTCATTGATCAGTTTCTTTTGGGTTTCATTATCGTTAATAGCAGTTGTATTGTTTTGAACTTTACTTTTTAACAATACATTCATAGTGGTGACAATCTTAAGATTTAAGATGTCATCAATAAATTCACGACGTTGTGGAGTTTTTAACTGCATAAAAGGAATGTAAGATGCAGCACCTACTATTTCAGTTTTACAAAATGTATTATGATTAGATTTAAGAATTGTTTTTTCAAATTTATCTTGGTAATCTAATGAATCTACCTCTTGATTAATTAAGGTGCCATCCATATACACTTCGAATATAGCTGGTTTAATACCTCTTACAACCTTATAAGATACATTTTTAATATCAAATTCAACCTCAACCAAGCAATCTTTATTATTAATAGAATTGACTAGTTGAGGTTTATTGATATTTCTAAATGGTTTATTAAATAAAACAAATGATAAGGCATCTAGCACAGTAGATTTACCAGCACCATTTTTACCAATTATAAGGGTTGTGTCGGTAGAGTTTAAGTTTATTTCGGTAAACGTGTTACCAGTAGATAAAAAGTTTTTCCATTTTATTGTTTTAAATTTTATCATTCCAATGCCAATGCTTCACTATATAATTCATGTATAATTTTTTTGAGTTTACTTTGTTTATTTTTTTCTTCAACTATTTGTAATATGCGTTTGTTAAAAATAGATAAAGTATCATCCGCTTCAGAAACAACTTCTTCATCGTTTAGTAAATCTAAATTTTTATGATCTTCAACTACTAATAAATCTTCAACGCCAGCGTTTTCAAGATTGTCAATGAACAAATCAAACCAATATGGATTTTCTTTATTGACTACTATCAATTTAACAATACAATCCTTATAGGAGGTAAAATCGATAGATAACAGTTTTTCTAATGTGGTGTTCGCATCATCGTAAAAAACCTTATGAAAGACTATATCATCGTTAGGAACGAATGTCAACTCTCTAGTTTCTAAATCAAATATGTGAAATCCTTTCACTTGATCAGCATCAGACCAAGTAAATTGATATGGTGTTCCTAGATAATATATATTATCGTTATTTGATCTATGATGAAAATGTCCTGAAAACACTTTATCAAATTTAGAAAATATTTTGGTATCCATACCGTCTAATGCCACAGAACCTTTGTGCATTTCGAAACCAGCTATTTCCAAATGGCCAATAGCTATTTGGGCTTTGGTATCTCTCAACTGTTCGAAGAACTGTTCCCTATGATTTTCATCTTTAGGAATCCATGGAATTAACAATATTGGTATATCATTAATTTTTATTTCTGTAGTATATTTGTATATGTTTAAATCATAATTGCCATATAATTCTTCTATAGCTGATATATCATTAGTATTTTTAAAATATGAGTCATGATTGCCTTGGATGATGTGAACGTCATAATTGCCCTTGACACAAGGCTCAATATATGATTTTCTCATTACGTTGGCAGTGACGTAGTTGACATATTTTTGTCTATCGACTAAATCGCCAAGATGAATTATGTGTTTAATATTGTTCTTTTCTAAGTATGGGAAAAAACAATTATTATAAAAGTTAGAAAATTTATTAAGAAAAAATTGACTATCTGATCTTGCTCCGAAATGGGTATCACATAATAATGCTATTTTCAATGTTATTTATTCCTATTTAAAATGTCCTCACAGTATGTTTTGACAGATTCTAATATTTGAACATATCTATCTTTTACATGGGGTGGATTCTTTTCTTTCAATTTAGCAGCATAATCTTGTATATTTTGTGGAACCAAATGAATGTTTTTCATTTTATTCTTCCTTCTTTAATTTCTTTTTATCGTTTATCTTTTGTTTTTTGAGTGCTTGTTTTTCTTCCCATGACGATATAACGTATGCCGTAGCTTCATTGATTGAATTGATATTGGATGATATCATATCTTGATCTTCTCTGTCAAGGTTTTCGATCAACCCATTAAAAACAAATGATTGTTGGTAATTTTTGGCCTTCAGATAGTTCTCATACTTTTCATTATCTATCTTGCGTAGGAACGCAAACCATGCTATTTGTGTAAAATAACCAAATGGATTGTTGAATTTTTCTGGATTATATAAATCAACACCTTTACAACAATCCTCTATAGCATTAGATATCATTTCATCCTTATATGTATATTGATTAAAATTTGGTCTTGTTGCTAATCTATTACAAATTTGCAATATAGCATACCCAATATCGTTGGGAATTTGTGGTAATGGTTTATTATTAGCTTTACAATCATTTAATTTTTCTACATATTTTCTTAAATGTTCTTGTAATTCTTCTTTTTTAATATATTCTGACATATTAACCTTTAATAAAGTTTTAAATCGAGTCTTGCATTTTTCGCTTGACAGGTTTTTTGAGGGTTGGTATAATAGTAATTATTTAAGAAAACATGATTACATCATTCAGTTAATTTGGCTTTAGCCAATTAACGAGTGTAACGAGTTAATAAATAATGATTCTGTAATTATTGTCTTTAACCCACAGGGATGAATATTTACTTTGTATTTAAATCAATCTTATCCATGAGAAATATATCTTGAATATTAGAAGTTTCAGTTTTTGTAGATGGGGTAAAATTTTTCATATATTTAACTCCATTTTCAATACTCTTATAAGTACCTTTATCTAATCTTTCTTGGGCATATAAAACAGATAATGTATAATACTCATTCATCTTGTCATGGATATGATCTATAAAAATAACATGATAATTTGGTATAATTATTGTAAAATCTTTACTTAATGGATTATACCTATTTAATACATATCCTGTTTCTATTGTTTCTAGTTTCATTGGATCATGAATAAGATAACAATCTTCCAAAAATTCAACTTTCCCAATAATAGTTTCCCCTGATGTTAATTTCAACATTTGAACTACATCTTCCATTTTACACTCCTAATTCTATATCATATATATTATATGTATGACCTTGTTTTGAATAAATTTTTAATCTTTCTAGCAATCTCTTTACTGAAGGATTAGTTGCAGATTTAATAGTAAAAATATCTGCAATGTCAAAAAACCATGCCGAATCTTTGATACTAGTTTTTCTCAATATTCTACCTAATGCTTGTAACAATCTAATTTTATCTTGTAATGGCATTGTCAATATAGCATTATTCAGATTTCTAATATTAATGTTTTCAGCAAATGTTCCTATAGATGCTACAGTAATAGAAGTCTCATGACTATCAATTAATTTTTGTATTTCTTGTCTTTTTAATACATTTACCGTACCATCAACATAATATATATTTTCTGGTTTATTTTCTCTAGATAATAATTCATCATAGATAGCTTTACCATGTTCCCTATATTGGAACAATATGATAGTATTACCTTTCAATGATAAGGCAAGATTTATTATATATTGATTTCTTAAATCTGATGTTAACAAATATTCCAGTTCTTTATCAATAGCTTTTTCTTTTTCTTTATTTCTATTAGCAATAGACTTCATAACTTTTTGGCGTACATCATCTGGATATTTCAATTTAATAATTTTAATATATGGTTTTGCTACTCTACCATCTTCGATCAATTCTTGGGTAGAAACAGTTTCATGAATTTCACCAAACATTCCTTTAAGGGTTAAGGTGTTGATTATTTTATCATCAATAGTACCAGTATAACCATTACGATATTCACAATTAACCAAGTTTTCCATAATATATTTTAATGACTTGGCAGTGAATTTATGAATTTCGTCTCCGATCATGGCATCAAATTGTTCAAACCATTCTGGATCATTATTAATTATTGATTGCCATGTAGTTATTATTATTTGTTTATCAGTAACTTTTTCTTTACCAGAATAAATTCTATGACAAAATTTTTCTACATCATAACCATATTCTTTAAAGTTATCATATATTTGTTCAACATATGCTTTACGATCAACAACAATAATTGTTTTAGTATTTAAATATCTGGCCAAGGCATAAATGATTACAGACTTACCAGACGAAGTTGGAGATAAAGTTAATGTTCTTTTTTCATTGATTGCATCAACCACCGCTTGCACTTGATATTCGTATGCTTCACCCTTTTCAGGAATTTGAATATCAAGATCAGTAATGAATTGTTGTATTTCATCGAATGTAACTTTTTTAATATTGTCTTCTAATTCATTTATAAAAATATAGTTTCTATCTTCACAAAATTTTTTAACATCGTTTAGAAGACCTTTATAAATCATTCTAGTTCCTAAGTGGAACAGACGAATGATTCCATCCCATCGTTTACTTTTAACTTTAGGATTGAATGATGCATTATGAATTTTAAATGCAAAATGATTATTTAATTCGTAAGCTATTGATTCATGACAAACAATTTTAATAAATGCTGCATTAACCGGCTTTATTATTACTTCTTTATTCACCTATACCATACCTTCTTAGGTCGATTATATATTTTATTGTATAACTTTTATTATGAATTTGTTTCATAATTTCTAATAGATAATCTACTTTTTCTTTTTGGATTTCAATTTTTTTAGACAATTTAACTATGTCTGGATCAGCATCTAAAAATATTGGTATATCAGATTTCAATATTTTTCTATTGATTTCTTTTTTACCTTCTTTCCAATCTTCTTCTGATGCTCCATCTTTATAAAAGACAAAACAATCCCTTTTCAAGATTTTCATTTCTAATAATTGATTAGATAACTTCAAACGTTCGAATGTCAAAATATTCAAATACTTGGAATGTAGTTGGGGTATATTGATCAATTCACCTTCTAAATCTTCTCTTTTGATTTTAGAATCTTCTGTCCAATTGTTAATAATTTCTTCTATAGTCATATATTCCTCATTGTCAATTTTTTCTTATTATAGCATGTTTATCTTACCATTGCAATATCATAATTAGTATATTGAAAGGTACAATTGATAGTTATGAAGTTGATATCATTAGCCCTTGATGAGAAATCCAGTCTAGAAAGTGATATAGGAAAAGCTTCCTTAAATGTTACTTCTATGTTTGGGTTTTTGCCAGAAGACAAAACAGTTAATACTATGTCAGAGGTTCTTACACCACCACCAAGTAATTTATTTTCTGCTTTTAAGTCTGCGAATTCTTGGAAATCTTCAGGGAAACCAATGCCTCTAATCCAATTATGTAACTCAAGATATCCTTCAATATCTTCATCAACTTTGAAAGCTATGTTAAATGGTGCATATTCTATGTGATCACCCGGAATGTAAATATCAACAAATGGATTAGGGTGGGTTGTTGGTGGAACATTGATTTCCGGTATTTCAGCATCTTGAACAAAGAAGCTTACGTTAGGGGCTTTCTTAATGAAAAATTTAAACCCGGCTGGATTTAGATAATTAATATTTGTAGGTGTGTTTGATACAGCAGTCATGGGTGTTGACAGTCCTTTTGTTATGTGATATGGTCTATCATCTATTTAGGTAATGGAGATATATTATGATTAAAGATGAAGATAAACCATTTATTCCACCGGATACATGTCCTTATATCAACCATATTATTGATTTGGTGGAAAGTTTAGAAGTTAATAAAGCTGCTAAAAATAGAGATTTTACAGAAAGAACTTGTAAAATAATTTATGAAGAATTAGAATTGCTTAGATTAGCAAATTCTTCACTTCGCAATGCTTCTTACTTTTGGAAAAATCAGTATGATAAGGTGAAACCAAAGGTTGTTAAGAAAAGGAAAAAGAAATGAATTATGAAAAAAAGAGATTAAATTTTGGTGATAGAGTAAAATTAATAAACACTACATCACCATTATTAGATGGAAGAACCGGAACTATTTACGGAAAAAATATTGTTAACATTTTTGATCATTATATTGTCTTATTAGATGATGATCCTATTGTAACAACATTATTTTCTGATGATTATGAAACTACTCATCAGGCTATTACTATGACAGAAGTATGTTTGGAAAAATTATGAGCATTATAAATGGAAAGATAAAATGTTAACTGAAATTATTCATCCTGAATATAATAAAATTGTAATCGAAACTGATGATATATCAGCAATTTATGTTGATGTAGGTTCCTTTAGTTTTACAAAAGGAAAATCCAGTTTCACAAAAACTGAATATTTTAGAAGCGTTATTTATCAGCCATATAAAATTATTATTATAGATAAACATGGAAATAAATTATTATCTTTTACTTGTGGAAATCAAGATCGGGTGTCTGCATATAAGCCATATGATTCATCTTTTCTTGAAAATTTTAGTGATGATGATATTAAACATTATCAACTACAATTACAAACAAGTAAAGAAAAAATGGAAGAACTATGGAAATGGCTTACCACTAATGTTTTTAATGTAAATAAAGTTTATTTTAATGACTCCCGTACTGATAATTTTGAAGATGATGAATTAGATGAATATTGGGATTTGGAAGGGGCTATTTTAAATTAAAAAACCGGGGGAATTCCCCCGGTTGAAGTTTGTCTTACTACGTTTCTTATTATTACATTAAGTTTGTAACGATTGTTCTTCTGTAGTAAACGTTTGAGTCTTTGGTAATTGCGCCTGCACCAGCAGTTAAGCCTTCAGCGAATGGGTTTGCTACGATACCGTAACGAGTCTTATAACCAATCGCAGGTGTGAAGGTGTCTGGATCAACCGCTCTCACCATTTGTAATGGAACATATGGACAGTAGAACAGACCAGCATCAAATGCTGATTGACCTTTATAACCCATGGTGAAGTAGTTACCACCAATCGCATAAGGATCGATATAAACTTTATACTTACCATTTAGAACACCAGCAAATGTTGAACCTGTATCGTCAATATTCATGCCGTTGTTTGTGTTTAACGCAGGGGTATAGTCTAAGATACCAGCCATTTGTAATGCAGATGCAACATCGGCAGAACAGATGATGATATTACCACGACCTCTACGAGTTTCTTTCGCAATGATATTCGCTTCTCTTTCGATTTGGAACATCAAACCTTTGAACTTTTCAACTGACCAACGACCGTTTGAGTCAACGTCTAAGTTATAAGTACCAGCAGATGCGGTATCGGTTTGTGAACCTGATTTAGCAGTTAAGTTAATTGTTCTAACAACTTCACGATTGATTTCAGCTAAGATTTCAGTAGTTAAGATGTTTGATAATTCTGTTTCAGCGTCTAAGCCATGAATTGCTTTCAAGTCTTGAGCAATTTCAATGGTATATGCAGCTTTCAACGCACGAGATTCAGCAGTTACAGTAACCTTTTCAATGCTGAAACCCATTTCAGGGAATGCAGTATTACCAGTTGAACCTAATGCTTCAGCTTGTGCAGTTGACATACCTGAACCGAAGTTATAGGCACCGTTAGCAGCACCGTTAGCAACTACAGGTAATGTACCTGTATGCTTTTGACCTAATGTGTTAGCACCAGATACAACAGTAGAGAATGCAGAGTTTACTTCATTATAGAAAGTTTCTGCACCAGTTTGGTTAGAATATCTTGCACGTAATGCGAAGATTAATCCAGTTGGACCAGTCATAGGTTGAACACCGCAAATGTCATATGCAATCAAGTTTGGCATAGAACGTCTTACAAGTGAAATCAATACTGGGTCGAAGATGTCAATATTACCATCGGATGCAGTTGAAGAAGAAGCACCCATAGCGTTAACTGGAATAGAACCAGCTTCGGCCAAGTATTTGCCTTCTTGTCTTGCTTGTTGGATCATTTCTTTTTCAGTGTGTTCCAACATTAATGCGGTAACATTACGTCTTAATGGGTCTTTAATAGCAGGCAAATCTTCGTGTTCTAAGATTGGCTTCCACTTTTTTTGTAGTTCTTCGGCTCTTGTTGACATTTATTTCTCCTAATATATGGAAATTGTTTATATAATTATTTATAAAAATTTAAATCTTAACGTGTTAATGAATTCTTAATAGCTTGTGAATATCTATTAATCACTGGATTGTTAATTTTTACGTTTTCGTCTGCTTCTACTGATTCATTTAAATCAATATTAGCTGGCTTTTTAGGTTCATCTTTAGTTACAAAGTTTTCTTTAACTAATAATAGTTTGCCTTTGTAAACTTCTAAGTCACCATCAAATGAAATCGCTTCAGCAAGCTTTTTAAATTTATCAGCTTGTGTTAGCACTAATCCTTCTGCAATTTCATCAAATATCTTTTTCTTTTCTGTAGAAACTAATTGTTCTTGTAAGTCATTATTTGATCTAATTGACTTATCTAATTGTGCTTCTAATTCAGAAACTTTTAATTGTAATTCTTCTACAATATCAACTTTTTCTTCTGGTAAGTTAATATTCAAATCTTCGAATACTTGCTTAATTCTTGAGATAGCTTCTTCTGTAATTTCTGATCTTAATGCTGATTCAATTTCAACTTTATTTTCAGTCATCCATTGTTCTACTGTGTAATCAAGATATGATTCAACAGCTTCAGAAACAGTCTTTACATGTTCTTCTAAAGCTTCTTCAAGTTTAGTTTTATATTCTTCTTCTAAACGAGCAACTTCAGTGGTTACTTGTAATGAAATAGCAGCTTCAAATAATGTGGTTGCTTTATCTTTAAATTCTTCAGATAATTCTTGACCATCAAAAATAACAGCCATATCTTCTTTAACTGCTGCTGATGATTTAGCTGAAATAGTTGCTTTGTTGTGGGCTGAATTGTCAGGAGCATTAGCAACGTGAGTCTTAGAATTGGCTAAGGTTTCATTCCAGAACTTAGTTAATTCGTCTGAAGTCATTGCAGCCATAGCACCAATAACAGCTTTCATAGCTTCAATCTTTGAAGCTGGATTTGAATCTGGATGAGAATTAGGGCTTAATGATTCAGCAGCCGCAGTTTCTTCAATTTTCTTAGTCATTTTTTCTTGTTCCTCTTGTGAAATTTCTTCTGATTCTTTTGCCATAACTTTAGCACCACCTGTTAATTTTTGAACAGCCATTCCAATACCACCTGATCTTTTTCCATGCTTTTTATTGTTATCTGAACGATATTTAAAATCTGGTGTTTGACCGGATGCACTTTTTTCATTCTCACGACCTATTTCATGCGCCGCATGAGATTTATCCATATGAGCAGAATTAATATATGAACCAAGTGTTTTCTTTGATAATTCATCTAAAGTTTCAATGTTTTCTACTAGTTCATTGATTTCATCTTCAGACATGTTGTCTAAATCTTCTTTTGTTAATTTATCAACAGCTTTACTTATACCAGTTTGTCTTTTAAATGATTTTTTATCAAACTTTAAAGAACCCGGCTTTTTTGTTGCAGAAAGACTACCGGCCATGAATGAATCATGAGATACATCATCAGTAGCTTTTTTAACATATGATCCCAATGTTGCTTTAGATAATTCATCTAATTGTTCAATGTTTTCTACTAGTTCATTGATTTCATCTTCAGACATATTGTCTAAATCTTCTTTTGTTAATTTATCTACGGCCTTAGAAATACCTTTTCTTCTTTTGATAACAATTTTATCGCTTTCTTTTGAAGATGATTTATTTCCAATCAATGCTTGTCTATCTGATTTACCGGTATGATATGCTGCATCATCAGATGCGTTATTAATATATGAACCAAGTGTTTTCTTTGATAATTCATCTAAAGTTTCAATGTTTTCTTTTAATTCATTGATTTCATCTTCAGACATGTTGTCTAAATCTTCTTTAGTAACTTTTTTTAATTCTGGTTGACCAGTTTCGATTGCTGCTAAAGCATCTTTTTCATCTTGAGACAACTCAATCTTTTTAGTAGCCATTATTTTAACCCTTTATGAATTCTTTATATTATTTATTATTTTGTTAACTTTGACAATTTTAAGAAGAAATCTTCCATCAAAGAAAGGGCTCTTGCTTCTCTTTCTTCTTTTGTCATTTCTTTTAACTTGTTTTTAACATCATTAACTTTTTCTTCTAACCATGTTCCAGAGATAGGGTCAAATATATAATTAACACCTTCCATAATACCATTGATAAATGCTTGTGGAGCAGACGGGTTGATTACTACATCAGCAGCAGTTACCATTTTGAAATCAGATTGAACTTCCATAATACCATCAACATGCTTTAAAGAACCTAAACCACGAGAAGACACACCTAATGCACCGCCATCTTCCAATAATCCTTTTACAAGTTGTCCCATAGGATTATTGTTTACTTTAGCTTTACCAATGAAATTAGAACCTTCACGTTGTAAAGAAACAATTCTATGGGAAATTCTATCTGGATTAATTTTAGGACCGTCAGGATGATCTAATTCTCCATAAGCTTTATTAGCTTTTACTTCTTCTCTAATGTAACGATCTACTTCTTTTTCCATAATTGACATAGGGTATTTTCTACCATTTTTATTAGCTATGTCGGCTTGTAAAAAGATACCTTCAATAAAGAAATCTTTTCCACCTTCTGGTTTATTTTCAACCAAAGTTGAAAAATTATCGATATTTTCTACAATAAGAAATGCCATTTTTGTTATCCTTATAATGCTACAGAAGTTTTATGAACTTCAACTAGCAATGTTCCGTTTCCATTACATGTAAATACAAGATTTGCAGCAGCGTCTTGTGTGATAGGAGCAATGGTTGATAAATCCCATACGCCGGTTCCTGTTAGTGTTGCTACTGTATTAGCACCACGCGCAATAACCCAATTGTTTGATGATGAGAAATAAATTCTTGATATAGAGGCAGATTGAACATTTTCTGATGCTGATGCTATGTTTGAAACAGAATTATTTCCTACTACAACATATGTTGCATTAGCATTTAATAAAATTGTAGCTTTTCCGCCAACAGTTGTTGTATTAAGTAACGGCATTATTCATCACCTTCCATTGATAGTAATTCTTCTAAATCTGCGATCATTAATTCTAAATCTTCATCAGTGAAACGTTCTTCTGAAATAGCAGAGTAAATAATTTTTTCAGCAATTAATTTTAATGCTTCTTCTCTAGATTCTTTAGCTAATTTATCTTTAAGTCTATTAATAGCATTATCAGCCTTTTCTAAACCTTTATGTCTTTTATTAAATATAGATAATGATCCTTTTGCAGAATTTACATGTCTGTTTGATGTTTGTGGATGAGTATCTTTAGTAATATCAGCCATATCTTTATGATGTGTATAATTCATAGCAGCATTTGTTTTAGAATTTGAAGCTTTCTTTTGATATGAAGTAATAGTATCATAAGACAATTCTGACAATTCTTCTTCTTTCATTGTTGGTGGTGTAGAATTAAATGGTTTTCTAGTTACAAATCTTTTTGATGAATCATTAGAAAGTCTTTTAGTTGCTTTTAAAGAACCATCAAATCTCTTTTGACCTTTTTCAGGGTCTTCGTTACCTGACATACGATCATTAGTATTTTTCTTCAAATATGATTTTAAAGTATCAGCAGACAATTCATCTAATTGTTCTTCTGTAATTCCTCTTGCTTGTTTAGTAGCATCGGAATACATTTTAGAACGGGCCTTTTTACCATATTTTCTATATTTAAATAATTGAGTCTTTAATCTTTTATAGATTAAATCTCTTTTAACTTTTTGGGCAGGGCCTAATTTAATTTCTAATAGTTGTGTTTCTTCATCTAATTCAATACCTTCTTCATCCAAATTAATGGTTGATTCAGATTGTATTCTAAAAGTATCGGCTAATTTCTTAGGAATTGATCCATTAGTTAAGACAGGGTTGTTATTTTCTTTATAAGCTTTTTCATCTTCTTCACCTTCATAACCACCGTTCTTAGCTTTAGACATGCTTGATTTGAACTGATTTTCAGTACCAGCTTTTTCAGGAACATCGCGCTTTTTCAAACCATGTTTCTTAATAAATTTTTTAGTGCCTTCAGTATTTTGATCTAAAAAATCGCAAGCTTCGGCAAAATCTTTAAACTTTATCATTTCCTTCGTCTTCCATGTCTTCCTGTGAATCTGATTTATTAAACAAATTTTGAGACATATCTAATTTTTTAGCTTCTACTGCATCATTAATTTTATCATTTAAGATAGAATCAAGAGCAAACTTAAAATCAGATGGTTTTTTGTCTAATGCAAAATTCATTAAATCTGTTATATTATATTTATTATTTTCTATGTCTGACATGTTTTTATCCTTGTTTTACAACAGGTTTAGGTTCTGGTTTAACTCTTGGGTCAGAATTTAATTCATCACCATCTTCTGGTATAACCATTTGTGGAGGGTTGAATTGTGGATTTGCAATTTCTTCTGCAATTTCCATATCCATTTCAGCCATATCTTCATCACTTTGTCTTAAGATATGCTTTCTTACCCATTTATGTGATAGATATTTACCTACATATGGGTCAAGTAATGGTAGAATTTGTATTCTAGATGTAATGATTTGAGTTTCTTTTAATTCTGAAAAATAGTTATCAGAAGTAAAATTAAACTTAATAGCATGTTCAATTACATTTTTCCAATCGTCAATGATTGTTAAATTCTTTAATAGTAATTGTTTTTCTAGAACAGAAAGGAATAATTCAGAAAACTTTACACGTAATCTGGTAATGAATTTAGCAAATCTAATTTCATCACGAGAAATTTCTGTAGCATTATTAGCAAACACATACTTATCTTCTGAATCTAAACGTGAATAAGGAACGTTTAATGATTTGTATAGTTTCTTTAAGAAGTATTCAACGTCTGCCATTTCGCCAAGATTTTGACCGGCAGGTAATGTATCTACTTCAGTACCACGACCACCAACACCACGGCGAGGCAACCAATAGTCTTCAAGCATAGTCATAAATTTACGATCATCCCTGATATCACCAGTAGATGCATCATAAACTAATTTGTTCTTATGTTTGATCATAATATCTCTAAGATATTGTTCAGCTTTCATTTTTGGTAAATCACCAACGTCAATATACCAAACACGTCTTTCAGGGGCTCTTGCTAATCTATAAATTACTACAGCATCTTCTAATGTTCTAACTTGATTCAATGGCTTAATAGCTTTGTGTAGGTATGACAATACCATAGAACCGTTAATATCTGTTAGACCAGAAGTAACGTAAACTATTGAGTCTCTTGCGATTTTAAGACCAGTTGTAGATGTAGAGGGAGTTACAGGTATTACTTTATTACCAGAGTTGAAACCTTTTTCATTATACATGAAGTATTCATCTTTTAGTTCATTAACTAATGGAATATCCATACCGGTGCCTTTAACACCTTTTAGTTTCTTTCTAGTAATTTCTTTTACTTTTTTGATTTTTCTAGGATCAATATATCTTAATTCTTTAATACCAATTGAGGGATTTTGATCATCAATAATAGCATGAAAAAATAATCTTCCGTCGATATACCATCTTTTAAAAATGTCATATCCTTTACGATTAAAATCTAATAATCTCAAAACTTCTTTAAATTCTGTTTCGATTATTTTTTTAGTTTGATCATCAAAATCTAAATCATTTAGATTGATTTTAACAATTTCTTCTTCTTCATTTAGAGTAATAGCTTCATTAACTATATTATCAATAGCTTCATCAATTTCTGGTTGTTCAGCCATTCCTCTATATTTTGTAATTAATTCTGATTCCGTTCTTACCGAACCGTCTAAATCTACATAGGTGCCGTAAACTCCACCAGCAGCAACCATCATCGCACCATCATCATTTTGTGGTGGAGAAAATGATACGTTTTCTTTTTCTAATACAGTTTTACGTTTAAATTCAAAACCTAATAATTGTTCTACCATTAAAAATTCCTAAAATAAAAGGGGACACAAAGCCCCCTTTAAACAATAAATTAAAATACATTGCAAAGAGGTTATATAAAAAATATTAACCTTGTGGTAATTCAGGAGAATATACTTCACCTTCACCAAATTCTTCAGGAACAAAGTAATCATAAACCAATCTAATATCAAATTGGTGAATAGCGTTTTTAGCTTCCCAATCTAATTGCATTTGATCGATGATTGTAGGGAACATACCAATAAATTTGTATGATCTAATTACCCCATCTTCTGTTCCGGGTCCTGCCTTAGAATATTGTAATACTCTCGCATCAACCTTATAATTTGTTAAACCACCTAATTCTGGATTCATTCTGTTAGAAACCAGAGCGTTCATTTGATTTGACCAATTTTCAAACATTGATCTTAGTTTGAAATCTTCGTCGCCCATTACTGTTACAGACCATGGCTGAAATTCTCTATCACCCGCATAGTTGACAGTTCTACCAAAGTATGGTACTGATACTGTATCTAATGTGTATGCTGGTAAAGATGCTGATCTAATTAAGAATTCAGTTTGTCTTGCAACACCACCGTTACCTACGCCGGGCGGTAATGTGTCAAAGATAACTTTGAATAGTGAGGGACGAGCGCCCCCACCTGTTAAGCCTTCTGATAAGAAACCGTCTATGTTAAAACCCATTTGTTAATCCTTTAAAGTTCTTCTAGTATTTATATAGATTATTAGAAATTATTTACAACTTCAGAGAATGCAACACCAGTTCCAACAGCTACGAAATTCAATTGAATGAAGTTAATTGATCTTGCTGGTTTGATATAGATATCACCAACAAATTCATTTCTATCAATTACATCAGCAGTGTTATTTGTTGAGTCACATACAACCAAGAAATCAGTAATACCACGACGACCTTTGATTTCTCTTAGGTAAGGATTTACAGCGTTTCTAAATTGTGAACGAGTGAAGTCATCATTGAATTCAAATAATGTATATTTTGCAGCAGTTGAGATAGCTTTTTCTAGAACGATAAACAATCTTCTAACATTGATTCTATCAAATGCAGATGGTTTTGCTAACAATGTTTTATCACCGTATAGGATTGTTCCTAAGCCGGGGAATGTTACTACAGGGTTAACACCAGCCTTATAAAGTATGTCTCTATCCGCTTTACGTGGGTTATAAGCTAACTTTAATAAGTTCTTGATTTGACCACGATTAAAACCACCGGGGCTCCACCATGCATCATTGGTTGTATCAGTTCTTACACACAATCCAGCCATATCGCCATTTAATGGTACGAATCTGAAAGTATCGTTATAACGGTCATACATATATTTATAACCAGAGTCTAAGAATCCGTATGAAGATGATCTTAAATTGTTTCTAAATGTGACAATAGAATCAGCTTCATTTCCTGTGTTGTTAACAACGTTACCTTTTTGTGGTGAAACGAATACAACACAGTCTTTTCTAACTTCAGCAATATTATCAATCAGATAATTCGCTAAGTAGAAATCTCTTGATTTACCAGTAAGAATTAATGACACGTCAATGTCTTCGCCAGAAGCATATAAATCATATGCTCTAGTTAATACAGAGTGAGGAATGTTTGATTCGTCTTGACCATCATTACCAGTAACGAAATTGATATTGGTTACACCAGCAGTTGCTGAAATTAAGTTTTCAGCAGTATTTGAAGTTGCACCAGAAATATCATTAGCAATATAGATATATTGTGATCTTTCATTGATTACTGATTTGTAATAGTTTACAGAACCGTCAACGGTTTTTCCATCAGTTGCTCTAGAAACCGCACGATAGGTTTCTAATACTGTACCCGGAATGCCAGTGAATTTACCGTCTTCGTCAACAATAGCAACGTGCATTTCATCAGAGTTAACAGAATTGTTACCAAATTGAATTTGGTGTGGTGAAAGGCCGGGTGCAGCGTCAACGATACCAAAAAATTCCCAATAACGGTTGAATGTTCTAGTTGAAGTGTTTGATCCATCATAAGTAAAGCTTGAAGACAATACTAATGGGTCTTCGAATGATACTGTGAATTGTGCGTTACCAGTGGTTGAGTTACCTGATGATGATACATTAGAAATTGCAGTAATTTTCATATATTGCTTACCAACAGATGAATTACCAATTTCTAAATTGTCAGTTGTTGACAATAATGCTTTCAAATTAGTTGCCACGTTAGCAGCAGTTGTAGATGAATTAGCAGACAAATCAAAGGTTGTAGTATTTGAATTGATGTTAATTGTGAAAGCAGCATTTGAGTATGACGCAAGATTAATTGTTGACTTAAAGCCATTAGCTGAAGAACATACAGATAATCTTAATGAGTTACCAATTTCGCCGGGATATCTAGCAATCGCTACAACATCAGTATCAAAATTACCATCTTTATTATCAAAATCTGTTTTATTTTTAACAGTTTGATATTCTAAGTTAGCAACTTGTGCAGTGTTAGCTAATGCTGAAAATGCAGTGTTTGTGTAGAATTGTAATTCTGATGAACCATTAGATACTGCATCTGATGCAGTAGAAATAGTGAATGCAGTAGAATTAACAATAGAAGCAATAGTTGCTCCAACTTTAACCGCAGAATTATTTGAGGTAAGCGCAACCATACCAACCGCTAAATCTGTTGTATCAGAAGTAACAATAGTTGTGTTATCTGATTCTACAGTAGCAGTGATGATTGGTGAAGTACCGTTTGTATTTGCGGCTCTTGTGTTATATAATTTATTACCATAGCCTAAAAATGACGCGGCAGTAAACCATGTTTCATAATTGAAATTTGTGGGTTTTCCGAATCTGCTAACTAAAGCATTTTCTGAATCTATTAAAATTCTTTCATCAATTGGACCCCAACGATAAACACCAGCAATCACACCTTCAGTTGATGAGACAGTTGGTACTATAGTTGTTAAGTCAATTTCTGAAAAATTTACACCCGCTGAAACTTGGAACATTTAATATCTCCTAATGTTATAAATTCTTTATTATATTTATTGTTTTGAGATACTTAAACACTGTTGAATAAAAATCTGTCAAATGAGTTGTTGAATTTTTCTTCAGGTTCTATAATTTCATCCCCCGTCAACACAAAAAATGATAATGAATTATCTATGTCTTCAGTTGTTCTATCTCTTAATGCATCTAATGTTTTACTATTAGTATAATCTTCAAAAAATGGATCGTCAGTTAACCATCCAAAAATAACTAAAGGCATAACTAAATCATCATGACGACCTTCTTCAGCAGCATATGTGCCTGTGGACTTCATAGAAAATGTAGTCAATTCATTATATGTTTCTTTATCGTTAATAATCAATTTACCTTGTTCTATTATAGCTTTTAACATAGAACAGCCAATTGATTTAGAAACTTTGGTAGTTCTTAATCCACGATCAAAATTTCTATCCCAACCAAAAGATACTCTTTTACCATTTTTACCTGTGCCAGCAGTTGATATAATATTATCATATTCATAATTATGATGTAATAAATCTGGCACTTGTGAACCATTATCATTGATTTCAACTAATACATAAGAATTATTATATCTTTTTAAGACTTGATATAACACATCAGCGAAATCATAAGTTTGGATCAAATTACTTCTGAATACACACACTTGTTGCCAAGGCATCGAAGTAACATCTATTACAGAAAATGTTGAATAATCTAAACCTTTACCTCTAGATACGTCAACTATAGTTACATATCTATGATATCTTTCTGGCATTGCATAAACGTATAAATCATTATGAACATATAATGGTCTAGTGTTTCTAATATTTTCTTCAATTAATTTTAAACCAGCACCAGAAATTAATGTACCAGATGAACCTAAGAATTCACATTCGTTTTCTTGTTTGAATTTTTCATAATTCCAGTTAAGACCAGAAAGAACTTCCTCTTTCCATTGCTCATCACGTCCCGGTACTTGATCCCATTTTACTTCAATAGGTTTCCAAGTATTAGTTGGTTTTGGTTTAGCATTAGCACCAGCCCATATTTCATAAAAATGATTCATACCATTTGGAGTAGAAACTAGAATCATTTTAGTGTTTTTACCAGAAGTAATAACAGGGAAGGTAGAAGTATAAAATTCATCCCAATTGTCAATGAATGCAGCTTCGTCAATGAACACTAAGTTAAGAGACAAACCACGAATAGATGATGCAGAGGTAGCAGCAGAAATAACAAATGAATCATTTTCAAGGTAGAATGATTGTTTATTCCATTCCTTAACACCTTGTTGAATCCAATCTGGTAATAATTCATAAGCATATTGGATACGAGACAAAATTTCTTGGGCAGTTGTTTCTTTGTTAGCTAACAAACCTACACGCGCATTGTCATTAAATAATATATACCATAAGATAAAAGCACAGGTTGTAGTTGACTTACCAGCTTGTCTAGCAGTTGTAACAATATTAAATCTGTTTTCTTTGAATGATTTAAGCATTTTCTTTTGGTATGGATAAAGTTTAAATGATACTTTACCGTCTTCAACGTGGACGATTTTCATATATTTTTCAACGAAATAAACAATATCTTCGGAACATCTTTGCCATTCCATGATTTGTTCATATGTCCAGCCGCGTCTTAAACCAGCCTTTTTTAATGATGGATTTCCGTTATATCCAGTTTTCTTATTATTCATGGTCAATAACTTTATTCTTTTTTAATAATTCTTGTAATTCAGCAGTAGAACCGTTGAATAAAAAGTTTTGTTGGGTTCCGATCTTAGTTGTGTTATCCTCTACAACTTGTTCTGCTTTTGTTTTATGTAATGTTAATAAATCTTTAGTAGCTGCTAATTTAGTATTTAATAAATTAGCTAATACTTCATAAAGTCTAGCATTAGTTTGTGCTTGTTCTGCCACATCAGACAATTCCGTAATAGCTTTATCTGCTACTTCAACAACTGTGATAATATGGGCTCTTGAAAACTCAAAATCTTTTTGAATTGAGTCATCATTTACTTCAGCTTCTAGTTTTGCAATTTCATTCATAATGGGTCTTCTATTGTTACACCAAATCCAAAATCGTCATCTATGTCGATTTCAGTCACTGGCACCGATGCTGCTACATTGGACGTAGGAGAGCCATTAGCAAGCATTGTGGGCCTTACTGTCACTCTTGCTACAGGATCACTGTTTGCAACCGCATCCGATAAATTTTCTATAGTTGGGGTATAAAAATTAACATTGGCAAATTTAATGATGCTATTGGTTTTTACAGGACCATATAACCATCCTTTCAATGTAAATGATAATACCCACATTAATGTTTCACGTTTGGTAAATTCACCATCATATAAGTCAAATATTTGAACATCTTTTCTTTCGATAACAATATCTTGGGTTAATTGTAATTCAGGAATCAACTCAACAGAGACATTAAAATCGGGAGAGAAAAATGGTAATATTTGTTCTACAATTTTAGTTCCATCAACAGTGTTTTTAACCATAATTGATAATTCGAAATCAAAATTGTAAGGAACAGCATTATAAACAAATTTTAGTTTACCTTTATCATCATCTTTTTTAACTATTCTATTTATTTGTTGGGTCATTCTGTCAGAATCATAATAAATGTTCTTTATTTCAAATGACATTCTAGGTAATAGAACAGCGTATGGACGATTGATATCAGGATCGTTATTTAATCTAAGCAAAGTTTTTTCTTTAGGCGCATATGATAATGGCACTTTTAGAAGTTGTTCTACTTCAGAATTATTATTTTTTCTTGTGATATGGATATCTTTAAATAAGTTGCCAAAAACAACAACGTATTTTCTAATTAATCCATGATAAAATTGATGGCCGAGGATGCTAAATACTCCTATATGAGAAAGGATAAAACTATGTCAACTATTTATATTCCTTATACCTATTTAATAGGATGGTCAAAATTAGACAAATGGTACTATGGATCAGAAACTTCTAATATTAAAAAAATTGCCCATCCGTCTAATTTATTTACCAAATATTTTACATCATCTAAACATGTAAAAAAATTTATAAAAGAACACGGAATGCCAGATGTTATAAAAATTAGAAAAACATTTAAAACTAAGTATGACGCTTTGTTATGGGAACAAAAATTTCTGATAAAAATTGATGCTAAAAACAATCCTAAATTTTTAAATAAATCTAATAATCTTTCTACTGAATTTTATGATATTAGAAATAACTATAAAAAAGGATTAGAAAAAGCTTTAGAAAAATTAAAAGGTAAAACATGGGAAGAATCTTTAGGACCCGAATTAGCAAAAATAAGAAAAGAACAAAATAGAAAATCCGCTACAGATAAATGGTCAAATTCAGAATTTAAAGAAATAGTTACTAGCACTATGAAACAAAATAGAAAAGGTAATGAAAAATATATTAATGCCGCAAAGACTAGATGGTCAAATCTAGAATTTAAAGCCATGATGATTTCTAATCGTTCTCCTAGAGTTAATTTTTCTAAGACTGTTTGCGATATTTGTCATAGAGAAATTACTAATATGAATTTTAAAAAACATTATGGTTCTAAATCATGTTTAAAACATAAAAAATAAAATTTACTCCACTATTTTTGCATGCCAAATTTTAATTGGCTTTTTGAAACCAGAAATATGATCATCATCAGTTAAATCATGAACTTCCGGTTCTGGATGGATATGAATTTTTACACCACGCTTAATTAAAAATTCTTGTTCTCGTGGGGCTCTTGAATGATGCCCGATATACATTCCATGGTTTGATCCTTCTGGAATATGTATTTTTAGCATATGATTATATTTATCAACTTCGTCAGGTGTAGAAAATCTTCTAGCAATATCAGGATGCATAGATGTAGATGTATATGAAGGTAATATTCCTTTAATATGTGTACCCTCATCCTCTTGGCTGGCAACTCCACCACCATGATTGGCAGTTTTTCTTAATGGAGATTGTTTAATTCCTGTATAAACATGCATATCTTTGGATGCAGCATGGGCACCTAATATTTCATCTAAATGTTTTATTTGTTTAACAAATCCTGCATTAGGTGGAGTAAACATATCTCCGTCAACATGTGCTTTATGAAGATGAGTATTTAAATGAAAAGAATCTGATGTATATTCTTTGATAGCATCTACATGTTTTTCATTAGTTAATGTTGGATAACCATGGGTTTCTTTTGGATCATGTTCTGGCCATTTTAAACCAAAAACAGGTGGAGTAGCATTTACCTCATCATGAGGGGTTTCAGGATGAAATTTTTCAGAAACAGTTTGTTGTTGATTTGATGATAAACCACAAGTTTCAAAAGGTGTATAACCAGTTTTCCATTTGTGATTATCTTTGAAATATTTAAATTTAATCATTTGTTATTCTACTATGTGAGCATGCCATATATGAATTTGATGTGGTTTATCAACCCATTCGCCTGCATCTTTATTATATACACTTTTAGTTTTTTGAGTGTTAATAATCTCTGGTTCAGGATGAATGTGAACTTTTTTTCCTTTATCTAATAAAAATTCATTTTCAGATGGAAATTTAGAATGATGACCAATGTATAATCCATGGGTAGAACCTTTAGGTATTTTAAATTTTAACATATGATTAACAGCAGCATCGTGGTCTTTATCATAAACATTACTTCCAAAAATGGAAGCTACTTCTGGTTTTACTGAAGTAGATGTAAATGATGGCATTCTAGCTTTAATAGCTTCATCACTTTTTTCTAAATCTTTAATACCATGCTTAGCTTCAACAAGAGGTGAATTTACTATACCAGAATATACATGCATATCTTGTGGTGCTGGTTGTCTTTTTAAAACATTACTTAATTTTTCAGCCTTTTTTTGCATAAGTTCTCCATAATTTGGTATGTCTAAGTCATGAACTTCATGACCAGCATCTTTTTTATGTAAATAATCATTTAATAAAAAACTACTTCTTGTGTATTGATGGACTGTATTAGCATCATCCAAATTTTTATGTTTCATATCATGCTTTACATTGCCGTCTTCATTCGAAATAATAGGCGCAATTTCTTCATAACCATGTCTTTCATTGAAACCAGATTTTTTTAAATTTTCATCACTTAAACTATCAGTTATATTTGGATCATATTTTGTTGATTCATGCTTTTCAACTTTAATTAAAGGCTTACTAAAGTCTTCTTTAAGCGGATTAATAATTATTTTATTTTTTGGTGTTTGAGTTTTAGGAGGTTGACCACCACTCAATCCAGTAGTTTTCATAGG